GTAAGAGTCGTTTCACTATAGTTTTTATTCTAGTCCTGAAAGATAGATATCTCAATGAAGCTCCAAAATTGTTGCTCATTTTCATTGAAGGATGCATCATCTCAATGTCATCCTCCCCTCTGCTTAAGTCTCTAAAATAATATGCATCTATTTCTCTAGCTTCTTTTGAACTTCTCAGGAGCAGATAAAATGCAAATGGATAGCCTAGCATTCCTACATTCTTTTCAGAGTCATAAGGAAAGAATCCCAGAGATGGATGAGGACACTTTAATAATTCTTTTTTATAGTCTTCCCATAAAGGGGAGTTCCACATCCCAATAGCTATATAATGCATCTTGGACTGTGTAAGTTGGCCAAATTTTGCTGATGCCAGAGATCCTCCTGACTCTAACACATTTTTTAGCTTATTGTAATGATTCTGGATGCTCTTTTCTATTGAATCAACTTCAGCCAAAGATACTATAACATCTGTCATTTTGGACATGCATCTCCATTCAGAAGGCCTGAAGTATACTTGGTTATATTCCATGATTTTCATTCTGATATCTTTTGAACTCTTTGGGTCACTTTCTTTCAATAGCGACAGTCTCAAAAGTCTTTTATAAAATCTGACATTTTGTTCATGAAAGGACATCATTTCATCCCACTTTTCTTTTGTTGTATTAGCCGACATTATTTTATCTCCAGCTACATCATCAGATGAGACCATGAAAGTATAGGATAAGAATTTTTCCTTTATGTCGCTAAATTCTAAGTTAAATCTTGTATTTAAAACCTCTTGATAAACTCTGTGTATTGACCAGTTAAAAATGCTACTGGTAATGTGCAAGATTCCCTGATGCATACCACCTTGCTCTTGGACAACAGCTTTTCCTTTTTTCATTAGATTCCTATAACACTGATGGCTGGGCCGACCCAAAAAGCACGATTTGACAATGTTTATGTTTTCTCTGACATCTTTAAAGTCTTTATTTTCATAAAATGCATCTAATAATGTGGAAGGAATTTCCACCTCTTTCCTTGTGAATAAATTTAGTATGTGAGCAAAAAGATACGAATCTTCTTTCTTCAAAAAAGCAGACAAAACACAGAAAAAACTCCTCATCTCAAATTGCTGGCACCAGGTTTCCATATCTATGCTATCCTTTGACGACATCATAAATATATCCCTTTTGATCTTGCTATCCTCTTTTAATTGTTCATATAACATTGACCTTCTGAATTCTTGATACCTACTTATTTTTTCTAGATTAAAATCATTGTCCATTAACAAATTCATCTTCAAGTCTTCTATAGTTTCAGCATTGTATCCTTCTGCTCTCCATTCTCCTTCTTTTTCTAGCAACATTTTTTCAGATATTGCCTCTAGATCAAGAAGCTCATCATCAGTAAGTTCTCCTAGTTGTAATCTGTCAGACAGTGCTTCAATGAAATTATGAACATCCATATCTAACTCATCTTGTATTCTCATTAATTCAGAAAGATTGTCTTCATGCTCATTTCTCTTTTTTTCTTCTTCAAACATGTCCTTTAATTGTGTGGCTGAGTATAAAAATTCCTGTCTAAAATTTTCAGCTTTTTCATCTTGTGTCATTATTTTCTTCTCAGTTTTTTCTTTTTGCTCTTTTATTATCTTATTTTTCAAAAAGGTTTTATTTCTGCTTTCCCATTGTTCGGCACTCCTCATTGCATTTTTTCTTGATTTCGACATCATTGATTTCAATGAATTAATCTTTTTTGGATTCGTAACACCCTCTTCGTCTAGTCTCTTAGCTATGCATTTTGCTAAAATCTCGATCAAAAATTGTAAAAGTCTTGATTTCAAGTCCATTATGC